CAGAGAGAGTTTGCCACTATGTCAGAAGAGCTGTTTGGGACCGAGGTTTAATCTGCTATGCGCAACTTGACGGTTAGAGGTATAATCGGATGATGATTAAACTGACAACTGACGAGAACGTACACGAAGCCGATATGGACTTGGTCCGCGATTATGCTGAGGCATTAGTAGACCGAGACAAGCAATTAATGATTGAGGTGCTTTACCTGACTCACCAGCGCATGGAAGGATCATGCCGGTGCTTTGAGGTTAACTGCATTTGTGAGACTAAATGAGACCATCCATATTCACCGATGAGCTTGCTGCCGACATATGCAGGCGCCTATCACTAGGGGAGAGCGCTAGACAGATCTGCCGGGGTGACGACATGCCGGTGATGTCTACGTTAATGAAATGGTTGACAGAACCAGACAAAGTTACGTTTTCGGAGCAGTACGCGAGAGCCCGTGACTGTCAGGCTGACTTTTACGCCGATGAGATCATTGACATAGCTGATGAGCTTAGCGAAGGGGTAGACTCAAACACTATTAACATAGCCAAGCTGCGCATAGATAGCCGTAAGTGGAAGGTTGCTAGGATGTCGCCCCGCAAGTATGGAGACAAGCAGCAGATCGATCATACGAGCTCCGACGCATCATTTAAGCCTACAGTCATTAAGCTAGTAGCGGAGCCATTCCCTGATGATAGCGACTGATACCGCAGAGATCAGGTTACCTCCCAAGATAGTAGATGTATTCTCTGGCGAGGCGCGTTACAGGGGAGCATATGGAGGTAGAGGGTCAGGTAAGACCAGATCGTTTGCCCTGATGACAGCAGTCGCCGGGTATAAGCATGGAATGTCCGGCCTAAGCGGCCAGATACTCTGCGCACGAGAGCATCTCAACTCCCTAGATGAATCATCCCTAGAAGAAATCAAGTCGGCTATCAAGAGCGTTCCTTGGCTTCTAGCGTATTACGATATAGGCGAGAAGTTTGTCCGGTCTAAGGATGGGCGCATCAACTATGTGTTTGCAGGTCTGCGACGCAACCTAGACAGCATTAAGTCTAAGGCACGGATCATCATTGCTTGGGTAGATGAGGCTGAAGGTGTATCTGATGCTGCATGGCAGAAGCTCATTCCTACGGTCCGAGAAGATGACTCCGAGATCTGGGTCACTTGGAACCCTGAGACTAAGCATTCAGCTACTCACCGACGATTTCGTGCCAACCCTCCCCAGAGCAGCAAGATCTGCGAGATCAACTGGCAAGACAACCCCTACTTCCCCAAAGTGCTGAACAACGAGCGCAAAGAAGATATGGAGCTGCGCCCGGATGACTATGGTCATGTCTGGGACGGCGAAATGAAGATCCATGCTGACGGCGCCTATTACGCTGTTGAGATGCGAGAAGCTAAGGCTGAGGGCCGAATAAGTAACGTGCCATACGACCGCGCTGTTGGCGTTGTAACGGCATGGGATTTAGGGATAGGTGATTCTACCTCTATCTGGTTTGCGCAGTTCGTAGGGGCTGAGGTTCGCCTTATAGACTATTACGAGAGCAGCGGTGTAGGTCTTGATCATTATGTCGCCATGTTGAACGCAAAAGGCTATGTATACGAAAGCCATGTATTGCCACACGATGTCCGGGTCAGGGAGTTGGGCTCAGGCAAGTCTAGGCTAGAGACTCTTGGAGCTTTGGGGGTGCGTCCCGTTACTATCGCGCCACAGCTAATGGTCGATGATGGCATTCAGGCCGTGCGCTCTATGATTCCCCGGTGCTGGTTTGACGAAGAGAAGTGCGAGAGAGGCATTGACGCCATCAGGCAGTATCGACGGGACTATGACGACAAGGGCATGACTTGGAGAGGGCGACCGCTGCACGACTGGACCTCTCACTGCGCCGATGCGCTGCGTTATCTTGCTGTCGGATACAGGCCCACATCATCTAGCTGGGGTGAGCCATTACGCCGCAACCTGAAAGGCATTGTCTAGCCAATATGGTATAATCGAGCCTTTATAATTTGACCGGATTGCATTATGGCTGTTAAGGGTTTACTCCAGTTTCTTTTTGAGCAGGGCTCTAAGCCTGACAACCTGCTGCGGCTGGGGTTTTTGAAACCAGAGTCTTTGGCAAATGCCAGCGCAGTTAAAACAGCGCAAACCAAATACAAAAAAAGCCTAGAAAATCCTGCCGTAGCAGCCCGTGAAGAGGGGCGCTTACTTAACTCCCCGGTGATTAATCAGGGAGCCCTTCCCGAAAGAAAAATCATAAGACCAGAAGATGTAGAGAATACTATACTGGTTAGCCATAAAGGCGATACGTCGTCCACAGATACTGAGCTGCTAGAAATGGCAGGAATAAAGTTTGATAACCCTCCAGAAAGCCGAGGAGGCGTCAGGTTTGGTGACAGCCCTAAAACCCCAGAAGAATTGTATTGGGCCTCTATGGCTACCGGAGCTGTGCCGCTTCAGAATAAAGCTGAAGGGTTAATGGCTACTTTTGATATGCCGGTGACTGGCGTTTATGGCTCTATGGGTGATGAGGCTTTGTTTTTTAATGATGCGTTTAGCGACACTATGTTGCAGTGGACGCAGAAGCTTCAGCTACCCAAGAAAGCTATTGCAGAATTTGATGCTGACATGCGCAAAACTAAAAAAGACTGGGTGGGCATAAATCATCCCGACGCTAGGGATCAACTGTTAGGTGTTAACGGTTACCCTAGAGAGGGAGCAGGCAAGTTCAGAAGCCGCTTTGCTTCAAGAATGAGTATGGCTGGTTATAGGGACTTAGGGTTTCCATCTATAGGTGATGTGAAAAGCGTATTCAGAGAGCCCGACCTAGCAAATACCAATCTAGGCGACTCAGGCTATGTAATGGGTAAAATCGGCCAGAATTACGGCCTGACTAAAGACACCAACCACCTTTCCTATGACACTGGCATTATGGGTGAGGGAATAGGCGGTTTTGAGCAAAGCCTCCCTAACCGAATAGCGTATCCCGATGCGTATAAGAAGCTAGAGAACGAGCTTACAAAACCAAAAGACCCAACCAAAACTGCCCCTAGATTATTTACAGAGTCAGAGAAGGTGGATGCAATTGGTAAGCGTAAAGACCTGTTTCAGATTGCAGATGCTCGGTGGGTTGATACTGCGTCTAAATGGCTAGAAGACAATAAGAGTGCAACCAATGCGGCGTTGATTGCTGCTGTTGGGCTTCCGGCTGTTATGCAGTCAGAGCAAACCGAAGCTGGTCCCGCTGGATTATTGCGCAATGTAATGCCAGCGCCACAAAGAATGTTTGACCCGGCAAATAAAGACTATAAGCCTTTCTTGAGCTCTTTTGGAGAGACTCCCGGTGGTAGATACTTGGAGATGGGGCCTGATGGCCCTGTTGATATTACAGGCCAATCCCCGGCGTCGGCTAACATATCAGTCGGCCCTGATGGCAAGCCTAAGTTTCAAGTTGCTGGAGAAGAGAGAAAAGGTACACCGCCCAATAAAGGTCGCAAGGTTAAAACCAACCTGTTTAAAAAGAAGGCAGGGTGGAAATGGAGTCAAGTTCCAGAAGGGTACGACCCAGAGCCAGCAGGAGACTTTCCTATCGTTTCTGTGCAGGATGGTAAGAAGCACTATTACACAGTAGACGCGCAATTCCCTGATGGAGTTGATCTGACAACATACCCAAACTCTGCGTCTGAGCCGAGACTTCGCCCCACTAGAAAAGGCTCAGTAGAGCTGGGCGATCAAATTGGTGAAATCGATGTCCGAGGCAAAAAGCATCCAGTCTATAGCAGCGCAGTAATACGTCAGGCAGCCCCTGTTGCCATGACTGGCCTTTTAGGCGCCGGAATGAGTGATGAGTCAGATGCGTCGTTAGCTAAGTTAGCTGCAAGAGGATTAGAGCTTACGGACATGATTGACCCGAAGGACAGTCGGGTTGGAGAGTATTTTTTGTCTGAGCCAGATAGCACTAAAAGCATTGGCGTTTTAAGAACAGACAGCGCGGTAGACAGCGGGTTTGACGACGGATACATGGCTTCACAGCTTACGGAGATCGACCCAGAGTACCGCAGGCAAGGTTTGGCTGGTGAAATGTACGCTGCCGCAGAAGAGTTAAGCGGTAACAAGCTGGTCCCGTCTACTACATTGTCACCTGACGGCGCCGCAATGTGGAACTCCCGTGATCGCGGCCTGTTAGAGCAAGTGCAGCAGAAGATGGGTTCAGACAACTATTCAACCGTTGAAGATGTTTTAAATCCAGACGGCATGGGGCCTAGTGTTCAGCTTAAAGGCTTTGACCGCAAGTATGCGGCGCCAGCAGCAGGGCTGTTAGCTGCGTCAGAATATGCAGAGCCTAGAGAATACCGCGAAGCCCCAGTGGTCGAAGAGCAGTCATTTGGCGACATGATCCAAGAGTACGCCGACATGAACCAAAGAACCGAAGCGGCAGAAGATCAAAAGTTTGATGCCCTGATGAGAGAGGACACCCGGCTGCGAGAGATGGGCTCGGCTTCATTTGGAAAGTTATCGCCAGAGCTTGCTGCTTACCGTAGATCTCAAATACTACCGTTCGTAGGTGAGCTTGGCATGGGTGCACTTGGGGGTGCGGTAGATTCGCTAGACTTCCTGTCGCAAATTCCAAGCTCTATAGCGTCAATGAGGATGCCGGAAAGAACCCCTTTAAGGGATCGGCTAGGTGGTCTTCTAGACTACAGCTTCATGGATGAGCGAAATCAGAAGGCAATTGACGAGGCTCGCTTTATTGGAGGGCTATTAAGCCCCATTTAATGGTATAATCGGCTACCTTACTGGAGTCCATAATGGCAATTAGTACATACAGCGAGCTACAGTCGGCAATGGCTGACTTCTTAAATCGCTCAGACCTGTCGTCTATTATCCCGACATTTATCTCGTTGGGCGAGGCGAGGATGAACCGGGACATACGTCACTGGCAGATGGAAAACCGCGCTTCTACTACAATTGAGGGGCAATACCTATTAAAGCCGTATGACTGGGTCGAGACAATTCGATTCCATCTTACCGGGCAAGATACGTCGGTTATCTCCCTGCTTAGCTCCAGAGCTATGGCAGATAAGCGTCAGTCAGGGTCCAACATTGCAGGAAAGCCTGCTTATTACGCTCACTCTGAAAACCAGTTTGAGGTATTTCCAACCGCTGATGGCATTTATGCCGCTGAACTTCTTTATTACCAGAAGATCCCCGCATTAGCTGACGACGCAACCACCAACTGGTTACTGTCATCCTACCCAGACATCTATCTCTATGGATCGCTACTTAACTCTGCACCATACCTAGCCGAAGATGGCCGGGCTGAAGTGTGGGCGCGATTGTATGGCGAAGCTGTAGACAAACTTAACTTAAACTCTCAATCTGCCGCTTATTCTGGCGTTGGATTAACTACTAAAATACGAGGACTCGGATGAGCTTTTCAAACTTTCTAGAGACAGAAATACTTGATCACGTTTTTGGCGCCGCTGCTTACACTGCGCCGTCAAGTTTGCACGTTGGTTTATACACTGCTACCCCTAACGATGCTGGCGGCGGCACAGAGCTGTCTGGATCAGCTTACGCTAGAGTAACTGCTACATTTACAACGTCTGGCGCCACTACGTCAAACAGCGGCGCACTTGAGTGGGCTACAGCTACTGGCGACTGGGGCACTGTTACGCATGTTGGCGTATTTGATGCCGCGACCTCTGGCAACCTGATGGCATATGGCGCACTAAGCTCATCGAAAGCTGTTGATACGGGCGATGTATTCCGCATCCCAGCAGGCGATCTCGACATTACGTTGAACTAATATGCTGTACGGCGAGTACAGGTACGGCTACTCTACATTCTCAGACGCTGCTTCCCCAATAGCTGGGGAGGCCGTGCTGTCTGCTGTTGCTACTACCACCATCATTGGTGGCTTAAAGCATGGCGGCGCACTTGAGATAACCGCAGTCGCTGCATTTTCGTCAGCAGGGCAGAAGATACATTTAGGCTCGGTAGAGCAAGAAAGCTTCCCGTCGGTTTATGGCGGTTATGTTTACGGGGCGGTGGACTATAGTGCCCCTAGGATTTCCTACCCAATCTCTGCGTCGTCATCGATGGCCGCTGCTGGGATCAACGTCTTTCAGCGATCTGCGGCACTAAGCGCTGCATCTTCTCAGGCTGCATCGGGCAACATTACTGCGGCAGGCGGATCTACATTCTCGGCAGTCTCAGCTACTGTGGCGAGTGGCCAATTATCGGTAAACGCTATCGGCAATGTTACAGCCAGTAGCAGTGCATTGATGTCTGGAAACATTACAGCGCGAGGTGTAACGGTTATGCCGGGTGTTGCAACTCTCAGTATTGACGGCACGTTGCTTTGGGTTGATATCCTGCCTGCCAGCAACACATGGGTAGACGCTGCATAAGCAGCACGAATATGGTCGTTATGGCCAACAACTAAACTTTACGGAGGCCGCTTAAATGGCTGATACAACTACCACATCATACTCGCTTGTTAAGCCAGAGGTCGGCGCGTCCGCTGACACTTGGGGAACCAAGTTAAACACTAACTTAGATAACATCGACAACTTGCTCGACGGTACAACTGCCGTAGCAAATATGGACCTCAACACTCCAGACATCGATAACGGAACAATTGATGGATCAGCTATCAACAGCGCAATCATTGGTGGCACAACTGCTGCTGCGATTACAGGCACTGTTGTGGTGGCTAACACCTCTGTCAATATCGCTGGTGATGGCGCAACCGTTACCGGGATAAAAGACGAAGACGATATGTCGTCTAACTCTGCCACTAAGCTGGCGACCCAGCAGTCAATCAAGGCGTATGTTGATGCGTCAGTCCCTACTAACGTGAAGACTGTTGGCAAGGAGACTATCTATGTCCCTGCGGCTGCAATGTACCCAGAGACAACTAACGGCTGTGCAGACTTAGAGCAGGTTGAGCTTGCGAACGGTCCAGAGCTTAAATGCCTAGACTTTGCGGCAGACGCTGATGACTTTGCTCAGTTCACTGTTGCCTTTCCTAAGAGCTGGAACGAAGGATCAGTTACATTCCAAGCGTTCTTTACAGTTACTGGAACTAACACAGGTACAGTAGCGTGGGCATTGAATGGTCGCGCATGGGGTGACAGTGACGACCTAAACGGAGCATTTGGAGGAGCTGCAACAGTTGCTACAGCCAAAGCGCACTCTGGAACGTCTAATGACATGAATGTAACAACAGAGTCTGGTTACGTTCCTATTACTTACGGTGCTGTGGATAAACTGACCATTTTACAACTTTCGCGTGATGTATCAGCCGACAGCCAGACAGGCGCTGCGCGTTTGTTAGGCATAAAGCTGTTCTTCACCACTGATGCTGCGAATGACGCATAAGGAGTAGATATGTCTGGTTTCGGTTATAACGTAAGTGGCTTTGGGGCTTTTCCAAATCGCAGTGGCCCATACGACATTCAGTTTCTTGTAGTGGCAGGCGGAGGCGCTGGCGGTGGAACGAACTCGCAAAATTATGCCTCTGGTGGCGGTGGGGGAGCTGGAGGCTATATAGCGACTACAGCAAGCCAGATTGAGCGTGGGCTAACATTTACAGTAGTAGTTGGTGCTGGCGCCGCTGAAACTGTCACATCATATTATGGTGCTGCTGGAGCAACGTCTAGGATTCAAGGAGCAGGCCTTACAAGCCCAATAGATAGTAGCAATAATGTTTTGGCTAACGGTGGCGGCGGTGGTGCGCCGAGTGAGTCTGCTGGAGGTGGTGCCAACAACGGTACATCTGGCGGAGGCGGTGGTAGCTCTTTAAACACAAGCACTAAATCTGGCGGCTCTGCTAGTGGTAGCGGTGACGGTAACGCTGGCGGATATGGACATTGGTTTAATGCCCCGCAAGCTGCTTATAACCGGCCTTTACACCACGCTGGCGGTGGCGGTGGCGGTGGCGCAGGGGCGGCAGGAGGGAACTGCACTAATTCCTTCACTTCCACCTACGGTGGCAACGGGGGCGCAGGAAAGCAGTGGTTAAATAGCACATACTACGCTGGCGGCGGTGGTGGCGCTGTGTGGGTCAACACCGATGGTGGTCAGGGGTCTGGCGGTAATGGAGGCGGGGGAGCTGGTGGTTACTGGCGTAACTATAGCAGCGCCGTTACTGTTGCTGTTGCTGGAACGGCTAACACAGGAGGTGGTGGTGGCGGTGCGCCAATGGCCTATCAGTCAAGTTCGCGTGGAGGCCATTCTGGAGGCTCTGGCGTTGTTATTGTTCGCTATGAGGGCGGTCAAATAGCAACTGGCGGGACTGTTTCCTCTGCTGGCGGCTACACTTACCACACATTCACAAGCTCCGGCAATTTCGTTACAGGATAATTAATATGGCACATTTTGCAAAAATACAAGACGGTGTCGTTCAAGATGTAATCGTTGCCGAACAAGATTTTATTGACGCTTACTGTGAAGGAGCATGGGTTCAAACCTCTTACAATACATTTGGGGGTGTTCACTATTCCTATCATGAAGTTGAAAAATCATGGGTAGAGGATAACGGTGAAACGACTACCGTAACTTCCCTTGAGCGTTATGATGACAGCGGTATAGCACTCCGAAAAAACTACGCTGGTATAGGGTTTACATACGACTCAGAGCGTGATGCTTTTTACGCTCCACAGCCCTACGCAAGCTGGACGCTAAACGATGCCACATGTCTTTGGGAAGCTCCAACGGCTTACCCAGATGACGGTAAGATTTACAACTGGGATGAAGACACAACGTCATGGGTTGAGGTCGAGTAAATGATTGCTGAAATAACTCTTGTAGTTGGCGCCTTAAAGACTCTGAACGCGGGGATTAAAACCGTCAAAGAGTCAGGTAGTCACCTGTCTGATCTTAAAGGGTTATTTTCTACAATCACAGAATCAAAAGTTGCTGTCGAGATTATCGAAGAGGCTACCAAAGCTGGTGACCATGTTCTGACTCAGGCTGAGGCGCTTGATTTGGCATGGGCAAAAGCTGAGATACGCGCTAAAGAGAAGGAGCTTAAAAAACATACGCCACGGGAAGTCTGGCGCGATATGCTGGCAATACAGCATAGGTCTTTAATGGAAAACAAGGAGCGCTTGAATAAAGAAAGAATGGCCAAGCTGCGCCGAATATCCAAAAATGAAGATATTGTTAAAAACATATGCGGTGGCCTGCTCTTGTTAGCAGCGTTTGCCGCAGCCTACTATTATGGATTCTAATATGGCAGAAGATACGATCACCCGCATGGAAGCGCATGAAACTCTGTGCGCTGAACGCTACTCCAACATCGAACGTAGGCTTGATGATGGCGCACAAAGATTTAACAAGCTAGAGCGCATGTTATGGATGATGTACCCCGTGATCATCTCAATTTTTGCTGTCTCAAAGTGGATACAATAATATGTTACAAGCATTGATAGGCCCAGTTTCTAACCTGCTAGACAAGTTTATACTAGACAAGGATGTTAAGGCCAAGCTATCTCACGAGATAAGCACAATGGCCGAGCGACATGCCCAAGAGCTTGCCAAGGGCCAGTTGGAAGTCAACAAGGTGGAAGCGGCACATAAGTCTTTGTTTATTGCTGGATGGCGTCCAGCCGTGGGATGGTCATGCTGCTTCGCGCTAGTCTATTCTACTATCCTATCCCCTATCTTGGGTATCTGGGTTACTGTCCCCCCGGTAGATAGCTCCCTGCTTACTACTGTGCTGATGGGCATGCTCGGATTAGGCGCCATGCGCACCGTAGAAAAAACCAAAGGCGTTCAGCGCGAGAAATAAAATAAGCGTTGCTGCTTGAAAGGAAAAATTGATGGCATACATTAGTATAGATATTCCTGCTGGCGTCTTTAAGCACGGTACTGACTTAGACTCAGTTGGCCGGTGGAGAGATGCTAACCTTATTAGGTGGCAGAACGGATCTGTTCGCCCGGTTGGCGGTTGGACCTCAAGAAAGGCAAGTGCTTTTGCATACGCTCCCAGAGGGGCACTCACTTGGAACGATAACAGCGTAGACGCGCACATTGCTGCGGGAACTTACGAAAAACTGTATCACCTTACCCCCGGTAGCACTGTTGCAGATATTACTCCCGTCGGCCTTACCTCTGGTGACCTTCATGCCACAGAAAATATTGGGTATGGCGGGTCGTTTTATGGTTTGTCAGATTTCGGCACACAGCGCCCGTATGATGGAGTTCCTGAAGAGGTCACAACGTGGTCAATGGACACTTGGGGTCAGTATCTGATTGCATGTTCTTCAAAGGACGGCAAGATATACGAATGGCAATTAAACACTTCCGCTAAGGCTGCGGCTATTACTAATGCCCCAGTAGGCAATGGCGCTATTGTTGTCACCGAGGAGCGGTTTCTGTTTGCTCTTGGAGCTGGCGGCAATCCGCGATTAGTGAAGTGGTGTGACAGAGAGAATAATACTGTCTGGACCGCTGCTGCGACCAACCAAGCGGGTGACCTTGAGCTTCAGACCTCTGGCGAGCTAATGTGTGGCATCCCGGTGAGAGGCAGGACTTTGCTGCTAACATCTGTCGATGCGCATGTTGCAACCTACAACGGACCGCCAACTGTTTACGGTTTTGAGCGGGTTGGAACGTCGTGCGGAACAATCTCTCGCATGTCTGCGGTAGCTGTAGACGAGGGCGCCTTCTGGATGGGCTCTAAGAGCTTCTTTACCTACAACGGCTCTGCTGTGCAGGAAATGCCTTGCGACGTCTCAGACCACGTTTTTAAAGACATAAACCATTCTCAGAAAAGCAAAGTATTTGCCGTTAACAACTCTCAGTTTGGAGAGATCTGGTGGTTCTACCCAAGCGGCGATTCTCTTGAGAACGACCGCTATGTAATATTTGATTACAAGGAAGGGCATTGGAATATTGGTGAGCTTGCTCGCAGCGCAGCGGTTGATGCTGGCGTATTGGATAACCCGGTTATGTTTGATACGGCAGGTAACGTGTACAACCACGAGGTTGGATATGATCACGGGACCAGCGAAACGTATTTAGAAAGCGGGCCTGTATCTATTGCTCAGGGTGATCAGATTGCAAAGGTTAACGAAATAGTCCCTGATGAATTAAATCAAGGCGATGTCACGCTGACCTTTAAGACTCGGTTCTATCCTAACGACGCCGAAACCAGTCATGGGCCATTCACTTTATCTAATCCAACAGGAGCTAGGTTTAGTGGGCGGCAAGTTAGAATGCGCATTAATGGCAGCGAACTTAAAGACTGGCGAGCTGGCAAAATGCGGTTGAACGTAATCCCCGGCGGTAATCGATGAGCTTAGCTGAGAATCCGCCACCCCCGTTAGGACCGGACTGGAAGCCTTGGGGCGAACGGCTGGTAAGCTTTTTATCCAGAACAAGGTCAAAGCTTGCAAATTACATTGCAGGCGAATCAGCGTTTGATGATGGCGTTATTCTGTGGGACAGGACAGGCTACCCGGTAGTATCTAAGAATGGCGAGTATAGGCAAATTGTTCTAGCTGACGGATACGGTGAGTTTGCAGCTACCAGCAGCATAACCGCAGCGCAGGCAGACACTGCCTACCCGATAGCTTTTACGTCGGTAAGTGCAAGCGGCGGCCTGTCAATTAACGGATCTGACAACACTAAAATAATGTTTGCAGAGGCCGGAGTTTATTCGATACAAGGGCACTTGCAATTTAAATCATCAAACTCATCGAGTAAGACGGCTTACTACTGGTTGTCGGTTAACGGGACTGACATAGATCATTCTGAAAGAATCACTATGCACGATAACAACGCCTATACGGTTCTTGGTGTAAGCGATCAAATCAATATTGCGGCAGGCTCTTATTTGCAGGCAAAATTTGCTGTGTCTGACACTGCTTTATTGCTTGATGGAGCGGCTGCAACTTCATTTGCTCCGGCGTCTCAGCCCATTGCCCTAACAATAACCAGAAGTCGTCAATAAATGCTATAATCGGGCCCTACAGCAGGGGGACGCATGACCGAATTAGCGCAAGAATTAGATCGTTGTGAGAAGTGGATTAAAGCGGCGCTGGAGTACAGCGGCGGGACGCACGAGTACGAAGATATTGTCGAGGCTATTAAGAGCGGATACATGCAGTTTTGGCCATCTCCGAATGGCTGCGCAGTAACAGAAATAATCTCGTTTCCAAGGAAAAAAGTGTTTCATATATTCTTGGCAGGCGGAGAAAAGAATCAAATCGTAGATATGGATGAGTCGGCGGTAGAGTTTGCAAGATCGCAAGGATGCACGGGCATGACAATTGCTGGCCGTAGAGGCTGGGCAAGGGTCTTATTAAGCAAAGGGTGGACCGAGGCGTTCACTACACTTAGCAAGGATATATGATATGAGCGGTGGTAAAGGCGGTGGTCAATCCACAAAAGCAGACATTCCAGAGTGGGCAAAGGCGCCGACTATAAGAAACTTGCAGAGAGCTGAGGACGTACAGCAGCTTGGCTACATGCCATACTATGGCCCAGACATTGCTGGTTTTAACCCCACACAGCAAGCATCTATGCAAAACAACCTAGACGCTGCCGCTGCATTTGGCATGGCCGCTCCGGGTGATGCTATGGCCGGTATGCCACAGGCGACAGACTACGGTAACGGAATGTCGGGCTACAGCTCTGCCCCCCTGTTTGAAGATGCTGTTGCTCAGTTTAAAGAAAAACAGCCAGAGTACGCCAAAAAGTACGACGCTTTATTTGGTAACGACTCTGGCGCAGGCAACTACAATTTCCCTTCCTACGGTGAAGGCGGATCTATGGGTATGCCTAATTACAATATGGGCAATCCCGGAAATGCTGGAGGCTTTTCTTTTAACGGAGGCAGGCAAGCAACTATGCCAGACACTCGCGGCGGCAACTTCCCGCAAGGTCCAGTTGACAACGAGCTTATAGCCCAAAACATGGATTATAATGTTGACGAAATGATGATGAATCTGAGGAAATCATAATGGCTGGTGGAAACGGTGTACCTCAGAACACAGGGATGGTTGGACAGCAGATGATGGGTGGCCTTAAACCTGCGGGACCCCAACTTGGCAATGGCCAAGGTGGCGGCAGAGCTATGGGCACCAGCGATGGCGGTGGCGCTGGCAGAGCTATGGGTCAAAGCATATTTGCAGCGCCTGAGTTTAGTCTGCCAACTAATACTTTTAATCCTGTCGGGACTAATGTCCAAAGAACAGGCCAGTTAGGTTTTGATGGCGGCGGCAACTATGTCGGCATGCCTCCTGACTTGAGTGGCAATCAGAATCAAGGCCCGATGACGCAGGTGCCTCGCGGTGGTTTTGGAGAGCTCGGCAGACAAGGTATTCCGCTTATTCCCCCCGGTGGCTTTCCTTCTCCCGGCGGCCCATCGACACAGCGTCAAGGTCAGCAACAAATCGATTCCTTCATGCAGTCGCCTGATTATCAGGCTCTGCTAACACGCAGACAAAATTCGCAAGGGCAAGACCAACAGGCTAATCAAGCTTTGGCTCAGATGCAGCAACAGTTTAACAATGGAAACCAAGACCCCATTGGAAACCAAGGCCCCCTTGGCTTTCCCCCTCCCGGCGGTCCATCTACAGATCAAGGCCCTGTAATGGAAGGCGATCCAATGGATGTCCCCGGTCAAAATCCTGGCCAAGCTCCGGGCACAGGAACAATTCCTAACGCTGGTGATTTTACCGGCCAAAATCCAAATCCCGGCAGTGGTGGCGGAAAAGGTGGCGGCTCAGCTCAACCACCTAACATTAACCAAAGCGCAGCAAGGGGCATACAAGGCGCTATGGCTGGAGCTGGTAGAGAGATGATGTATCAGCCGTTAAATGTTAATTCATCCGGCTATGGAGCATCTCAGGGCCGTGCTCAGGGTTATGGAGCTGCTCGCACTGGTGCTCAAGGTTATGGCGCGACTAGAGCTGGAGCAAGAGGATTTGAAGGTGCTGGCGTAGAATCTACTGGTTACGGGTCGCAAGGCTATAACCCAGCTCAAACCGGCTCGCAAGGATACGGTGCCGAAAGAACAGGGGCTACTGGATTTGAAGCTGAAAGAATAGCTGCATCACCTGTTGTCCAATCTCGTGACGTTGCCGCAGGGCAGCTAGGGAGCACAAACCTTGGCCAGTACACTAACCCCTATGAAAGCCAAGTAGTTCAATCTACATTGTCTGACCTAGACAGGGCTCGCCAAATGTCGCTTAACGATGTTGGTGCTCAGGCAACTGCTGCTGGCGCTTTCGGTGGTTCTCGACAGGGTATTATGGAGTCGGAAACAAACAGAGCATTTGCTGATCAGGCTGCAAAGTCTGCCGGGCAACTTAGACAGGCTGGATTCAATCAGGCTCAAGGAATGGCCCAGCAAGATATTGCCACAAGAATGCAGGCCGGTCTTGCTAATCAGCAAGCTGGACTTCAGGCTGGCACAACTACTGCCAATTTGGCCCAGCAAGCAGCTCTTGCTAATCAGTCTGCCGGTATGAGAGCTAGTGAGTTTGGCGCGTCTTCAGCTAATCAGGCTTCTCTGTCAAATCAAGCTGCTGCGAATCAGGCCTCGCAATTTGGAGCATCTGCTCAGAATCAGGCTGCTTTGGCAAATCAAAACGCCCTTAATCAAGCCGGGCAATTTGGCGCACAGGCGGCTAATCAAGCTTCACAGTTTGGTGCATCTGCTCAAAACCAAGCAGCAGCTCAGGCGTCGGCACAGCAACAAGCAGCGTCTCAGTTTGGTGCTCAGGCAGGTAACACTGCTGCGCTTACTAATGCTGCCGCAATGAATCAGGCAAATCAGTTTGGCGCTCAGGCAGGTAATGTTGCAAATTTATCTAATCAGGCCGCGCTAAATCAAGCTAGGCAGTTTGGATCTAGTGCTGCCAATACGCAGATGATGAACAACCAGAATGCGATTAACCAATCTCGACAGTTTAACGCTCAGCAGTCTCAGGCGGCTCAGTTAGCTAATCAGCAGGCAGGATTGGCTGGATCTGGTCAGCGTCTAGGTGCGGCTGGTCAGTTAGGCTCGCTATCTAATCTTGGCTTCGGAATGGGCCAGACTGTTAACCAGAACCTTGCTCAGCAGGGTATGATTCAGCAGGCTATCCAGCAGCAGCTTATTGATGCGGCTAAAGCTCAGTTTGAAGGTTACCGTCAGTCGCCATACCAGTCTATCGGATTACTGTCTCAGGCACTTGGAGCATCTTCAATACCTCAGAGCCAGCAGACCCGTAAAGACCTTGGCGCTACAGATTACCTGACAATGGCAGCAGGATTGTTTGGTTCTGACGCACGACTGAAGACCAATATTAACCAAGTAGGAAACCTGCCAAATGGCTTAGGTCTCTACACTTGGGATTGGACTGAGGACGCCATAGATAAGGGCTTAGACAACCACATGACACTGGGTGTAATTGCTCAGGAAGTAGAGAAGGTGATGCCTGAGATGGTAGTTACCACCCCATCCGGCTATATGGCTGTAAACTACGGCGAACTGTACAAGGACTTATAAGATGTTTGGATATAAGAAAGAAGATGACAAAGAAGAGATGCTCCGCAAGATGATGGAGAGTGCCGGTATGGTTGACCCTGCATTAATTGAGGGCATGAAAGCCAACACCGGGGATATGATGAATCTCGGTCCTACAGCTCCAAGCTTAGCTCTACCTACAGATGCTGCTCAACTGCTAGATCCCAACATGGCGCCTAACACTGGTGCAATGGATAATACTGCGGCAATAGGTCAGGCAATGGCTCAAGGCAACCCAGCAACTGACGCAGCGTTTGGTCAGGCAATGCAAAACGCTCAGCAGCCGGGTATGGCAGATAGAATAGGTAACGCGATGCAGGGCATGTCTCACCAATACCAGCCTCCGGGAATGCTACCACTACAGCGCGGCGGCGGTATGATGCCTTTGCCTGAGATTCCCAGCATGGGCCAGCCAATGATGCCCGGTCAGACAAATGAAGGCGACGTCGATATGAGTGGCCTTCTGGCTTTAATCGGTAAAATGGGAGCGTAACCATAATGACACCAGAACAGATGCAGGCAGAGATGGATCGCCTTAAAGCTAACGGCACATTTAACCCGGCTGCTGGCTTTAATCCTATGGCTAAGTTTAACCAGCCAATGGGCGGAGCAATGCCTAAGCAGCTTCAGGTTCAACAGGCTCCCCCGCAAGCTTCTCAACAGCCCCCTCAGCCTAAGCAGGGATTGTTATCTCGCCTTGGCTCAGGCATCCAAAATTTTGTTGGCGACAAAGAGAAGATGCAAGATTTGCAGGCCATGTTCAATACTATGCGCTATGCACCTGACGCTGGAATACAGCAGGCATATGTTGATCGCCAGAAACAACGGACATCAAGCAAGCAGGCAAACCAAACTGCTCAATATTTGCGCTCTCAGGGTGAAGATCAACTTGCCTCTATAGTTGAAGCTAATCCGTCTTTGGCAAAAGATGCTCTGATAGAGTTTAGAAAGAAAACAGTGGGCACGGATTACAGCAGCAAAAACATTAGTGGTGTTAGGATTGCTGAAGAAGATATGCTTGTTGGCGACGTACAGCTACAAGCTGGCGACGAATATACCGTTACTTACAATCCTAATGCAGAAGGCGGATACACTGTAAATAAGCTGGGGACGCGAGGGATAACCACCAAAGGAAAAGCCAGCCTAGACAGCAAATCTGCGTTTAATCTTGCTGACATTGATGCCGCAAGATCACGCGGCGAAGACGTTTTCGATAAATCTCGGCAAGTTAACAGGTCTATTGATATTATGATGTCAGCTAGGGACTTGGCGGCATCTCCAGAAGGCGTCCGCACAGGCGTACTTGCAAGGTTCTTGCCAGCGTTTGACGAGAATACTGCAATGTTTAATTCTTTAAGGACTACGCTAGGTATCGACGTTATTAACAGCGCAACTTTCGGTGCGTTGAGCGAGCGAGAGCTAGATTTAGCGTTAAGCAGAGACATACCTAACAGCCTAAAAGGTCAAGACCTTGTAAACTATTTAGACGAAAAAATACAAGCGCAAAACAAGCTCTACCGAGAAATGACCAAAAGAGGCCGAAGGTTGCAAAGCGGGATTGGGTTAAGCCAGTACATGGAAGAACAGCAATCTGAAATTGACGCTTACACTTCATCTATTTCACAATACCCAATTGGCGACCCTCAAATGACCTACACGATTTGGGGAGAAATGTCTGATGCGGATAAAAAAGAATATCTGGAGGCCACCCAATAATGGCTAGAACAAAAGAGCAAATATTAGCAGCATATAAGCCAGAATTAATCCAAAAGCCCGTAGCTGAATCTCAGCGTGGGCGCACATTTGCTCAGGGTGCGTCTTTTGGTTTTAGTGATGAAATTGAGGCTGCTGTTCGATCTGCGCTACCTGAATCATTAGGTGGCGGCGAGTATAAGCAAATTAGAGATGAGCTAAGAAAAAATTTGCGCGACTATAAAGAGCAAAATCCTAACGAGTCACTAACTATAGAGGTGGCCGGTGCTTTTATTCCATCTATTATTATGGCAATGACGGGAATTGGAGTGACGGGTGCTGCGGCTAATACGGCTCGCATTATGAAAGTCGCGGCAGGCGAATCTGCGCTGTCAGCAATCGGAACATCTGAGGCTAACCCTATTAGTGGGCAGTCATTGCAGGATGTATCGTTAGGAACTGGCTCAGGAGCTGTTGTAGGTACAGTCGCAGAAAAGGCTACGGGAAAAGCTGGTAAGCTGGTACGAGCTCTTGCGGATTTCACTAGGCGAAAAATGAAAGGCGCTGACAGCGCCGTGCAAGCTGAGTTATTACGGTTAGCAAAAGCAACCGGATTGACTGTTGATGAAGTAATATCAGACGTCGCCAATGGCCGTATTATTGCTGATAACGCAACTCTTTCTGCTGCTATTAAAGGCATGGTAAATGAAGGTGGCGACACAGCTCCGGCAATACTTGGTGCTAGTGCAGCCAGAAGAGAATCTACAACAGCAGAGGCGAAGGAGTCCCTAAACCGCGCTTTAGCCCCAGACATTGATGATCCAAACGTGCTTAGAGCACGTCAGGCAACAGAGGCTCAGCTAAAAGAAGACAGGTCTGACGCTTACAGTAAAGTTTATGCAAAACCGGAAAGCCAAACTGTAACCCCAGAGGTTTCAGATCAGATGCTAAATATTGCTCAGCGATCCCCAGACATGCGTAAAGAGCTTGAACAGATTTACAATGCAGAGGGCATAGTTCCGTTATTTAAAACACTTCCAGATGGTTCTGTTGCGTTTAATAGAATGCCAACTTTGGAAGATGCGGAGGGAATGCGGAGAGTTGCTAAAGAAACCACGCAATCTTTGTACACCGAAAACCGGGGTAGATTGGCTGGGATTGTAGGCAGGCAAGAAGGAGGTTTGCGCGAGTCGATTGATTCATCTTCCCCCGATCTTGGTAAGGCGCGAGCTGGTTATGCCGGTATGAAGTCTCAGAACGAGGCTTTTGAGCTAGGCCAAAAAAGAGCTTTAACAATGGATGTTGATGAGCTTGAGATTATTGTTCAAAAAATGCCAGCAGAAAGCTTGGATGCATTTAGAGCTGGAGCTATGCAGGCATTAAATAACCGAGCGCGGCGTAGTGGAACAACGCTAGAGAATATGGCTAAAGAGGATGTTCAGCTAGGTGCGGCTCTAAGAATATTGCTTCCTAAAAATCAGGCGCCTCAAGTGTTAGGCAAGGTAGGCAGGGCCGCAGAAGCTACGTCAATGGATAAGCTTCTTCAGCCAAGGGCTCAGTCTATGACTCAAGCTTTGCAGCGTGAAGCTAAGCTGCGAGGCAGCGGTGTTGGGATGGATGACGTTGCCAGAGGCTTAGGTGGAGACCCGTTAGCGTTAGCCAAATTAATAGGGAACATGGTCCCCTCTGCTGAAGGTCTGTCAGACCGACAGATGGTAGAAGTAGTCAAAATACTGTATTCTGAGTCGCCAGATCTAGTAGAGCGAGCATTAAAAGACAATACCGTCTTTGGTGAGCTTCTCAAAAAAGGGGATAAGGTGGCGGCATTTGTTGCCAAGACATCTAGAACAGCAGGATCACAGCAAGGCGCGGAAATTCCCGGCGGGACAGATTCAATTCCGGCTAAGGTTGGTAAATTTTTCTAGGAGTAGTAAGTGGAACTTAAACCATTAGAAGCAGATGACGTTGAGAACATTGCGCGTGAAGCAATTTTGGACGCTATTGATTTTGTTGAAAGTGATGTAGCTGAGGACCGAATTAAGGCCCAACGCTACTACAACGGAGAAGTCGATATTGGCGAAGAAGAAGGCAGGTCATCTGTCGTCTCAACCAAGGTCCGCGACGCCATTAGATCTATCAAGCCAAGCTTGCTTAGAGTATTCCTATCTACTGATCGCCCGGTTGAGTTTGTGCCTACAGGTCCAGAAGATATTAAGTTTGCCGAGCAGGCTACTAAATACATCCAGTATAAGTTCCAAGAGCTGAACGGGTACGATGTATTAAATGACGTTTTCCATGATGCCCTTTTGAAAAAGACCGGAATTGTTAAGGTCTATTGGGATACATACGAAGAGAGCGAAACGTACACATTTAACAACTTGAATGACATGGAATTTTCTACCATCGTCAATGAGCAGAACGTTGAAGTTGTAGAGCACATTACTAACATCTCTATCGAGCTAGACGAGTTTGGAGCTGAAATAGAAATGCCGCGCCATGATTTGAAGGTTAGCAAGATCAACGAAATGGGCGACCTTTGTGTTGAGTCTGTTCCGCCTGAAGAGTTTTTTATTGATCGGAACGCAAAGAGTATCGATACGGCATACGTTGTTGGCCACAGAACCGAGGTCAGAGTAAGTGACTTGGTAGCAATGGGTTACGACTTTGATGTTGTATCTGAGTTGTCTGGGCTAGGTCACTCTGACACCTTCTCTGATGTCGAGCGCTATGAGCGTCGAGGCTATGAGCAGGATTACCAGCAAGACGATAATGCTATGGACCCGTCTATGCGCATTGTGGCACTTACCGAGCTGTACATGAAGATAGACGTAAACGGAACTGGCGTTGCAGAAATGCAAAAAGTTGTTCTGGGCGGATCTGCATATGAGCTATTAAGCTTTGAGCCTTGGGGAGACCAGCCGTTTGCTGCGTTTGAAATTGACCCTGAGCCTCACACTTTTTATGGCAAGTCTATTGCTGACCTACTATGCGAGGACCAAGACGCTGCCACAATGATGCTGCGCGGAGTGTTAGATAATGTTGCACTAACTAACCACCCCCGCACCGAAGTCATCGATGGCGCAGTTAACATGGATGACATGCTAAATAACGAAATCGGCGGAATCGTCCGGGTGCGTCAGGGCGGGGCAATTGTCCCTCTCACCGTACCGTTTGTTGCTGCACAGACGTTATCGGCCATTGAATACTACGACTCAGCTATTGAGCAAAAAGTAGGCATATCTAGAGCTAGTTTAGGTCTTAACCCTGACGCCCTACAGGCTACTACTGCAACCGCAGTAAATGCTACGATGCAGGGAGCTGCCGGGCAGATTGAGGTAATGGCTAGGAATCTGGCTGAAGGCGGTGTTCGCCAGATGTTCAAACTGATGCTAAAGTTAGTCATAGAAAATTGTGACGAAGCAAAAATAATGCGCGTTAGCGGTGAAGATTACATCCCGGTTGATCCACGATCTTGGAACAAGAAGATGGATACCTCTGTGAATGTTGGTTTGGGCACTGGTCGTGAGGACCAAAGAAATGCTGCCTTGACTCAGGCGCTGCAAATGCAGATGCAAATATTCCAGAGCTATGGACCGTCAAATGGGCTGGTGTCGATGTCGCAGATCCGCAATACACTGGCAGACATGCTGGCGTTAAATGGCGTAAGAAATGCCGACAGATACTTTGCGCCTATGAGCCCAGAGCAAGAGCAGCAGTTATTAGCGCAGCAGCAGCAGGGTGAGCAACAGCCGCCAATGGATCAAGGCACAGCCTATCTACAGGCAGAGCAGTTAAAGGCCGAGGCTAAAGCTCAGACTGACATGGCTAAGCTCCAGATTGATGCCCAGAAGGCTATTGCAGCAGATGACCGGGAGCGTGATAAGATGGACCAGAACCTACTGGTTAGCGCCGCTGAGATTCTTGGTAAGTACGGCACAGCAGTAGATGTAGCGCAAGTTAAGCAGATGCAGAACGTGCCTAGATACCCGGCAGAAGCCCCTGCGCAAGCTGTAACCGGCGGTAGATTTTGAATATTAAAGCAAAAGCGGCCAGAGTACGGACGCTTAGCAATGACGACACCTATCAGGAAGTCATTAAAGAGATTCGGGATGCGCAAGTTAATGTATTCCTGAACAGCCAGTCTCAATGTGAGGCTATTACCGATGCGCATGATATAATCAGGGCGCTAGATAAGATCGAAGATTACTTCCACACCGTATTAGCGGACGAGGCAATATTCGACAAGAAAGAGAAAGGAACAGCACCGTGGAAACGACTGAGAACCAAGAAGTAGAATTTGATGGCACCATTGAAGGTGCTGTAGCCAGCATTATTGAACCTGAAGAGGATTTGGAGGCGCAGGATGAACTGCCCGAAGAAGAATCAGAAGAGTCCGATGAAGATGATGAGGCTCCTGACGACGACTCCGATGAGGATGATGAGTCAGATGAGGAAACGGATGATTCCGAGGACGACGAAGATACTGAAGATGCCGCCCAAGAAGGCCAGTCATTCACTGTCAAAGTAGATGGACAGGAAGTGGCTGTAACCTTAGATGAGCTCAAGCAAGGATACAGTGGTCAGAAGTACGTCCAAAGGGGTATGCAAGAAGCTGCGACGCAGCGTAAGCAGGCCGAAGAGGTTTACAATGCCCTTTTAAACGAGCGCCAAAATATTGCTCAAATGTACCAGCAGATACAATCTGGTGGAATGATGCAGGCGCCACAACAGCCGTCACGAGAATTGTTTGACACCGACCCTATTGGGTACATGGATGCCAAATTAAAATACGATGACGACGTTGCGGCATATAGTGGTCAGATGCAACAACTTGAGGCTGTGACACAACAGCAATCTCAAGCGCAGCAGGCCGCTACGCAGGCATACCTACACCAAGAATTGGAAACCCTGAAACAGCAGATTCCTGAGTTTTCCGACGAGAAGAAAGCATCCGCAGTACGCGATAAGATGTTAGCTATTGGCTCGGAAGTCTATGGGTATCAGCCAGAAGAGATCGGTCAAGTAATGGACAGCCGGGCAATCAGAGTATTGCACGACGCCATGAAATACCGTGAAATTATGAATGGGAAGAAAGCTGCGGAAGACAAAGCCAACCCTGCAAAACGCAGATCGCGGACAGTGAAGGCCGGTGCTAAACCGACAAATAGCAGTAAAAAGGCGACCGAGAAGAGACGATCAAAACTTAAATCCAGCGGGAGTATTGAAGATGCTCTCAGCTTAATCCTAAAAAATTGAGGTAATACATCATGGCTCAGCCATCAAACACGTTCGACTCGTATGACGCAAAAGGAATTAGGGAAGATTTGGAGGACGTAATTTATCAAATTAGTCCCGAAGAGACCCCATTCTACTCAGCTTGTAAGAAAGTCAAAGCCAGCAATACTCTGCACGAGTGGCAAACCGACACCTTACGCTCAAGCGCTGACAATAAGCACATTGAGGGAGATGATACAGCTTCTGAAGCCCGTGCTTCTACTGTCCGCCTTGGGAATTATACGCAGATATTCAAGAATTCTGTTAGCATTCCTGACACAGACGAAGGCTTAAAGAAAGCAGGCCGCGCAGCGGAGCAAGCTTACCAAACCCTGAAAATTGCAAAAGAACAAAAATTAGACATAGAAGCAGCTTTGTTTGCTAACAACGCTCGCGTTGCTGGTAACTCAACTACTGCTCGTGAGCTTGCTGGCGCTCCAGCTTGGTTGTTAACTAACTCTACCAACGAAACTGGTAACTCTGGTGCTGATCCTACCGGCGACGGTACTAATGCACGAACTGACGACGGCACCGCTGTTGCATTTACTCAGGCTCGCTTTGACACGACTATGCAAAGCATCTGGGCACAGGGCGGAAAGCCAGACGCAGTTTATCTGTCTAGCTTCCAAATGAACCTTGCACTCGGCTTTACAGGTAATAACAACCAGCGCTCACAGGTTCAGGCCGGTGATGAGAAAGTTGTTAAAAGCCTTGCTGTCTATGTAACGCCTTGGGGCACTGTGGAGTTTGTTCCTACTCGTGAGAACCGTTCACGCGACGTATTCATCATGCAAAATGACATGTGGGCAGTTGGCGTATTGCGTCCAACTAAGAACACTGCACTTGCTAAGACTGGTGATTCGACTCGCAGACAGGTACTTACTGAGCTGACTCTGATTTGTAAGAATGAGAAGGCGTCTGGTATCATTGCTGATAACACTGTTTCATAAGCAATGTAGTATAGAAGAGGGGGCTCCGGCCCCCTTTTTTTTCTTTAAAATGAGGAAATAGACATGCCAATGGTTAATGGTCAGAGATACGCCTATACAAAGGCAGGCAAGGCTGCTGCAAAAGCGGCAACTAAAAAAGTAGCCAAGAAAAAGGTTCCAGCTAAAAAAAGGAGCAAGAAATAATGTTAGTCAAAGAAATTATTAAGCCAACCGCGACAGGTATTATTGTCGAGAAGACTTTTGATAATACCGCACACATTGAGAAAGCTAAGCAGATCCGAGAGGCTGGCATTGGCCAAACTGGCGAGAGCCGTCTAGTCGGCACAATCCCTATGCACATTGTTGCTGAGTGGGTAAAAGAAGCCGGGCTTAACTGGGACGATCACGAGGCCAAGAAGGATGTCATTAAGCGCAAGATGCTGTCTGGCGACTTTGATAAGTTTCGTATCTGGAAGGGCACCTATTAGTGCGCTATTTCAGCATCTCTGACTTTGATTGTCAGGAAACAGGTAATAATCAGATGTCACAGGATTTTGTGCAGCGGCTAGATGAGCTCAGGCACGTTTGCGGATTTCCCTTTGTGATTACCAGCGGATACCGTGACCCAGAAGGCCACAGCATAGAAAAAGCAAAATCTACTCCGGGCACACATAGCCGTGGAATTGCCGCCGACGTTAAAATCAACAACGGCGCCGAAGGTTATGTAATTGTATCTGAGGCCATGAAGGCTGGCTTTAAAGGCATAGGTATTGCCAAGACCTTTATTCACATCGACGACCGAACCACAGCGCCTGTTATCTGGTCCTACTAGGTTCCACATGGAACATGCCCTGCTTATTGCGGGGCTTTTTTTTGCCTTTTTTTTATTATATGTAAAATAATACTTGACGCTGTAAAGAGTAATGCCTACAATAGAACCTCAATCAAAAAAACAAAAAGGCTATAAAATGAACTCAAGCAGATTAAACATACTTAAAAACGACATTATCCGTTTGCAAGCGAATGGCAATACATTGGAAGAATGTTTGCGAGGCTTTGACACAGAACAAAGCAGAAAATATGCAAAGAACATTAAGAATGAAATCTTCCAAATTGAAGAGGCGTACTGCAATGCAATGGAAGAGATTAGAGAAGTCAAAACATTCTTATACGCTGCATAAACTAAATGCCCCTTCGGGGGCAATCAATAAAACAAAGGGCTACAAAATGAATAATTACTGGAAAACATCAGACATCAAGATATCAACTGACAGTGTTGGTTGTATGACGGCCAAGCACCAACATGCAGGAATTTTAATCGACAGCAGTTTTTACGCGGATCGCGCAGAGTGCAGACGCGATGCAGTAAAAGTCTTAAAAGAAATGCAAGAATAAAAACCGCCCCTTCGGGGGCAAATAGGGGGAAACATGGAACAAGAATTAAACGATTTAGATCGTGGGGACGCTGATTGTCTGGCTGGATACTCCGCGCTAGAAAACCAATCTGAGGCGTACTATCAAGCTTACGGTGCGCGTTATTGTTATGAACAGACCATAGGGGGTCAAACATGAAATCAAGTGAATTAATTAACGAGCTGGCAACAGCACTATGTAAAGCGCAGGAGCAGATGGGCGGAGCTGTTAAAGACAGCGCCAACCCATTCTTTAAGTCTAAATATGCCGATCTAACGTCGGTAATTAAGGCGATCAAACAACCTTTTGCCGATAACGGGTTAAGCTACACCCAGTTTCCGGTAACTGACGAGAATGGCATGGGCGTTTGCACCCGGTTAATGCATACATCTGGCCAATGGCTAGAAGGCCAATTTACGCTGCCAATGGTTAAACGAGACCCACAGGCTGGCGCCAGCGCTTTGACGTATGCTCGGAGAATATCTTTATCTGCCATTGCAGGGGTTCCAAGCGCGGATGATGATGCAGAGTCTGCAACACTGCGAGGTGATGATAAGAAGATTGTATCTGACGACCAGATTATCGCCATCAAGAAATTACTTGATGAGACTGGTGCTGACAGCGAGAAATTCTGCAAGTGGCTGAAGGTTAGTTCTGTGGATCAGATTCTAGCTGTACACTATGATCGCGCTGTTGCCGCGTTAGAGGCCAAGAAGTGATTATCCTAGACCATGAGCAGGGCTCACCAGAATGGCTTGCTGCAAGACTGGGCAAGCCGTCTGCAAGCATGTTTTCTAAGCTTATAACGCTATCTGGGAAGCCTAGCACCTCTGCTGATGGGTACATCAATGAATTGATCGCAGAACGCCTTACAGGGCAATCTGAGCCCTTCCACGTTACTTCTTGGATGGAGAGAGGAACTGAACTTGAGCCAGAGGCTAGGGAAGCATACGAGTTTATATCTGGCAATGATGTAATAGAGACTGGATTTATCTTAGATACCAGCTTTGAGTTTGGCTGTTCGCCTGATGGGTTGATACTTGATGAGGGCGGTTTGGAAATAAAAGCACCTGCCCCGAAAACGATGGTTAGCTATCTTAGAGACCCGCAGGTAGGCGTTAAGAAATACTGGCAGCAGATACAGGGCTGCATGATGATTGCCAAAAGACAATGGTGGGACTTCTTTGCCTACCACCCAGAAATGCCGCATGTTTTAGTGCGGGTTGAACGCGATGACGAATATGTCGCAAAACTGTCTGCTGAGGTCAATAAGGCCGTAGCGGAAATTTTAAACCAAGTGGAGAAGTTAAAATGAAAGTAGGATTATCACTGAGAATCGACGTAACCAAAATCGACAAGTCACGCCTGTACACTGGCAAAAAAGGAATCTATCTAGACGTTACGACGTTTGTTGATACTGAAAATGCAGACCAATACGAGAATAACGGTTTTATTAGTCAGACTGTCACTAAAGAAGAGCGTGACGCTAAGGTCCAGACGCCAATACTAGGGAATGTAAAGGTTATTTATACTGATGGCCAGCAAAGCGCCCCAGTAGCAGGGAATGCAGTCGCTCAGGTGGCTGATATGACGATGGAAGAGCTGGACGAAGATATCCCCTTCTAGGTAAAAAAAGCCCCCTACGGCACAAGGCTTTCGGGGGCTAAACTACCATAGGAGAAAACAGGACCGGGGGAACAGCCCTGCGTCATCAGAATAACACAGGACATTTAATTATGACTAACGCAGGACAATGTTTAGTAATCGCCCAAGAGCAGCGCGGTATCAACTCCAGTCAACTAGCAAAGACAATGGAGGTAAGCCGACAGCGAGTCTCACAGTGGCGTAAACAGAAGAATATGAAGCTCCACACTGTGCAAGGATTATGCGAGATTTTTGACTTGACGCTGGACCAGTTTTGCCAGATAGCTTCAGAATAAATAAAACCCCCGTTGCGGGGGCTTTACAGTAAGCCGGGAAAAGGCTTATACTTGATGTGCGAAGACCAAGAAAGGCAAGTTTATCATATTGTACGATACCGTACACTCGCAAGACTCCCTTTCTTTTTGCAAACAATGTTTGGGCTAGAGGCCGACGAAACCCTTAGATAAAACGTCGGAGCGTGGTTGACCCTCCAGTACATAGCCCCCAAAGCAGATCGGTTTCTGCTAAGGGATAGGTTGGATATCCGATACAGGCATTGTTTAAACCGCTAAGTCGCTTTTGCCCTTAGATCGTAAATTTTACTTTTGCTAGTAAAAGGGTTTATAACATCTTGAGTTTAGTCGTATATCTACTGAGGCAACACAAAGTAAATATATCAGTAACCTTATAATTATTAACTGGCGAGGCTTGCCGAGCTAAAGGAGAGAGAATGTCTGGTAAGGGCAGTAAGCAGCGGCCAACTGACAAAGCCGCATTTGATGCAAATTTTGATAACATTTTTGGGAAAAAAAATATCAATACTGATAACAAGGGGAAGTGCGATGAAAACACTAAGCGAGAAGCAGCTACTAAAGAGAATAAAAAGTAAGTACGATTACCATCACGGAGCTTTGCACTTTAAAGATGGAGAGCGCAGGGCTGGCAAAAAGGTAGGGACTCGAAGCAGCAAATACATAACTACCACAGTTGATGGTGCGCTCTATTACGTTCACAGATTGACGTTCCTTTATTGTAATGGCTACCTGCCTAAAATGCTGGATCACATCAATAATGACCGCCACGATAACAGGATTGAAAATCTGCGCGAAGCAAACCGCAATCAAAACAGCCACAATCGGGTTATAAATAAAAACAACACCAGCGGCGTAAAGGGTGTAACCTTTCACAAGAATACCGGCAAATGGATGGCAAGGGTAAGACACAATTTGGATATTATCTATTGCGGTATATACTCTGAACTCAAAGACGCCGAAATAGCTGTAAAGAAAAAGCGCGAACAGTTGCACGGCAAGTACGCCAATCACGGCTAATCAAAAAAATCATAGGGGAATATGATGTTATTGAACACTAAAGAAGACTGGCAGCCAGAAGAGGCTGATATCATTAAATGGCAAAGGGCCTACCCTGCCATTAACGTACACCAAGAGCTAATGGCTATGGATTCTTGGTGCGACGCAAATCCAACCAAGCGCAAGACTCCCCAAGGCATCAAGAAGTTTGTTAACTCTTGGCTGGGCAGGGCTCAAAATCAGGGCGGGTCACCGCAAGCGCAAAAGCAATCAAAGCCTGACAGCATCCGTGCCAAATCTATCGACATGCAGATGACAGACATAAGCTGGCTAGAGGGCGACGCCTACCTAATGATGAAGCAGCATTACCTTGAGACCCTTGGCTTCTATTACGATGGAGAGCTTAAACGTGCCTGATAAACGATACGACTCACGGTTAGCAGGGAAGCAACCAAGGAAATATAAATTTGTAGGTGAGCACCCGGCGCTAGAAACAGGTGCTTTCTACACGCTGCGCGAGATCTCTAACCTGACAGGCGTCAACAACAAAACAATGCACAGCAGGATGGTTGGCAAGGGTGAGGTTGCCAGCAAGCAAGTTAGGGAGACAATGGACCCATTCGGGGGAAGGTCTAAACCCCGCGAGGCGGCATACGACCGACTGAATAACGAAGAATTAAAAGTATCTGACAAGTGGCTTAGAGTGAAACTATAGGGGAATAAGATGAGTCAAGGTGACCATGTTAAAATATCAAGCAAGTTAGAAGTAGAAGCTAAGTTTGCCCATTTAATGAAAAGGGCCAACGACTGGGAGTATAAGACGCCATTGTGCATAAGGCTTGAGCCTTGGGTAGATCCGCGCACACTTAACCAACTGGCAATATTACATATTTGGTGCAGGCAGTTATCGCAGAAGTTTATTAAGACGACCCCGGACGCTACGGAAGAGGGAGTCAAGTGGATGATGAAACATAAGTTTCTGGAGTCAAAAACTATTAAAGTTGGTAAAACGGTGCTTTCAGATCAAATTAAGAGCACGTCTACATTAACAAAAGGGGAGATGTGTCACTTCCTAGATCAGGTTTACGGCTGGGCCGCCGAAAGGGATGTATATTTATCCTTGCCAGAGTACAATGAATACACCGAATTAAAACGGAAACAGGATAAATAGCATGTCTAAAATAGATCCGAACGTATTATTAGAGTTTGCGAAAACGGAAAGACAGACTGAAGTTTGCCGGGCAGTAATAGCGAGCGGCTCTAACAACAAAGCAGCTAAGGCTTTAAATGCCAATCGCCGGGTAGTGGATAAGATAATGAAATCCCTAGAGCGCCATGCTGCCGAGAAGGCTGTTGCTCCCCACCGGAATGTTGATCAAGAGACGATGGAGGGATTTGAGGCAAAGCGCGTTTCTACCGCCTACAACTCTGATGGCGATATTGCGCTGCAATGGATTATTCAAGAGCCGCACAAGCGCAGCATTCAGCAAAAAGTTGATGCGATGATGGATGGCATTCGTGACGACCTGAGCGGGTTTAAAAAGCCTGCTAAGGCGCCTAAGCGATGCGATTCTGATTATTTGGCCCTTTATATTATCGGCGACCATCACTTCGGCATGTTGGCGTCGGCTGAATACAAGCTTGATGACGAAAATTGGGATGTAAAAATTGCTACCAAGATTTTGATTGATGCAACAAGCAAGCTGGCCGACCGGGTAGGAAATGCAGAGACAGCTATACTTTGCAATATCGGTGATTTCTTTCACGCCGACTCAAGCGCCAATACAACCACCAAGGGAACTCAGGTCGATGTAGATGGTCGCCAAGCAAGAACCTTTAAGCTGGCTGGCCGGTTATTCCAGATACTAATTGACAAGCTTTTGGAGAAGCACAAAAAAGTTGTTGTAGTAAATACTAGGGGTAACCACGATTACGATATGGCCTGCTATCTATCAAGCGCTATCGAGCTTTTGTATCAGAAGGAGCCTAGAATTGAGGTGCTGCCTAATTACTCTAAGTTTATCCACATGCAATGGCACAACTGTTTATTCGTTTTCCACCACGGCGACAGAATTAAGCACGAGCAGATATTCCAAACCGTTGTTAAGAATTTAGACAAGCAGTGGTCCGAGAGCAAAAACAGATACTGTCACTTAGGCCACATTCATCATCACATGGCCAGAGAGATATCGAGCTTTCATTTTGAGCATCACGGCTGTCTGGCTTCTAGCGATTCTTGGCATTCTGACATGGGCTATTCGTCAGAGCGCTCTATGTCGGCCATTGTTTACCACAAACAGCACGGTGAGGATTCACGAGTTAAAATTACAGTGGACGGACTGGATGAGTAATGTTATTTCGCTGCCGACCAAAACAATTAAAATTACAAGGCTTTACTGTGATTGTGGGGTGCCTTTGTCGTATTGGATTGATGACGCTGATAATAGCTACGGTTTATGCCAGCGCTGCGACCTACATGAGCCAGAAGAGATTATTGTCAAACATTCGGAGAATGATGAATGAACAACGCGACAGAAGAGCATTGGTCCAAGCTGATCGAAGAGATACCCACGATAGAGCGATTTGAGATAGATCTAGAAGAAGATGACCCGGTCAACAGCCCCAGCCATTACAAGTCTGGCAGCATTGAGTGCATTGAAGCTATTGAGGAAAGTATGTCCCCAGAGGCTTACCGAGGATACCTCAAAGGCAATTGCATGAAGTATCTATGGCGCTACACCTACAAATCTAACCCGGTAGAGGATTTGCAAAAAGCACAGTGGTATTTAGCCAAGCTAGTTAGCCGGGAGATCTGGAACAATGGCGATTAAGCGCGACGCTGCCGACAAATGGTTCTCCGACGTAGTAAGGCAAAAGGCTGGGTTCCAGTGTGAACATTGCGGCAAGCAGGACGGCAGGATGGAGTGCGCACATATCTGGGGCAGAGCGGCCAAGTCGGTCAGGTGGTCAATGGATAACGCACTTTGCCTGTGCCATTACTGCCATAAGGTCTTCACGGCCAATCCCCTCGACTTTAGCGTATGGCTCCAAACTCATGTAGGGCAAGGCCACCTAGATTTGCTCAGGGAAAAATGGCAGGTGCTAATGCCTACCAATAAGCAGCTCAGGGCAGAGATAGCCAAGCATTACCGCGAAGAGCACAAGAAGATGCTTGCAGATGATACCTACATCCCAGGCTCTTATAACTAAAAGTTCTTACCAGATCCTACTTATTCCAAAGTATTGTAATCGAAAAGCTTGACAGTTTAGTGGACAAGGTCTATTATTAAACCTCAATCAAAAACCAAGGGGAATAATATGTTTTTACATGATATCGTAGACGACTTCAGATTCAACGCAAGCGCCAAAACTGCTATGGGATTAGCTAGAGAGTTAGCAAAATACCCTCACTTATTTAGGGACGTTTGCGAACATACAAGAAATAGAGCAGCTAATTACCTCAGA